ATTTGCAGTATTGATAAGCTCTTGGATTTCAATGTAGTCACCAGTAGGTCGCAAGGGGTTTATGTTAGGATCTATTAAGGATCCAAACGAAACTGCTTGTGGGTAATAAACTCCTGTATCACCACTTAGTTGTGCGGAGGCGGTCAGAAATAGACTTGCCATCACTTTCTTTGTGTTCGCCATTTGTTTCTCCATTAATTCCTAAAGCGACATCAAAGTATTCTTTGTTCTTCTCATATCCTCTAACAAACAACACAGGTTTTCTTTTCATTGTAAGGTATGCGTTCTTACCAGCTATAACTTTGCCATTTACAATTAACGGACAAGGTGTTCCGCTTTCAAACATACTTACCCAAATATCATCACTTTGGCACATTCTTGTGATTGCAGCAATTTTCATGTTCAACGTAAATAACATTTGTGCATCTTTACGTCTATTGCAATCCTTATCTATTTGGTATCTACCAGCACTTATACCAACTTGTAATGTAGAAACACCACCACTTAAACTTTTCAAACAACTGTCGTTACCACCTGACATAAGACTCGGTGCAACTGCACTTGCTACTGGTATCTCTGAGGCTGAACCTGCACCATTATACTGATTAGTATTAGTGGTTGTTTCATTGTTACTGTCTACTGTTGCACCTTGCTGATTAGTATTAAGATCTCCAGACTGCGTACTTGAGTTTCCACTGTCTGTATCTTGTGCAAACACTGGCAAAGATATAAAAATAATTATAATGAGATAATACATAATCTGCTAGTTATCTCCTATTCTATCTATCTGTTCTTTTATTTGTTCTTTCCAGTTAGCTATCATATCTCGATAGTCTGCTGAGTAGAATTTTTTTGGCTTCTTGGCATCTGCAAGCATTTGATCTACAAAGTCTTTACCATACATTTCTTGCATATATATTGTATATCTTTGTGCTGCATCTCCATGCTTCATACCAAACTGGTTACAAGACATACACTGTGGATGTATATTTTCTTCTTCTAAAGACCAATATGAACTAGAACCTTTAGGAATAAAGTGACCGCCTTGTATGCCCTCATTATACCTTTTAGAGCAACCGCAAGTAACACAAGTACAGTACCCTTGGTCATCTGCTGATTTAAGCCTGACGAGCTTTTGAAGCGTTTGTAGAGCTTCTTTGCGAAGTTGTTGAGTTGTTTTAGCTTTCTTTTTTGGCACGTTTTTCTGCTTCATACTCTGGTGATGATTTAACGTCTATATAATCACAGGCTTTTGTAAGTATATGTGGACAAAAATAACCCAACAAATCACCCTGTCTATGTCTAACAGTTTCAAGTAGTTTTCCACAGCTAGGGCAATTTTTAATTGTTGGTATAGTCATTTAAAATGGTACGTCATCATCAAAGTCATCATTAGCAGGTGCTTGTTTTGGAGCATCTTTTTTCCAAGAATCTTTTTCTTGTATTTGTAAGCTCATAAAACTTGCACCAGCTTTAGACTTTTTTAACCAGGCGGCAACTTCAAAGTCTTTGCCATCTACGTTAAGTGGTCCACGATAGTCAGGTTGCTTATCGCTTTTTTTATCATTCTTAAATAATGCACCAGAATTGGTATTATCAAAATCACTCATTTTATACTCCTTTTAATAGTTTACGTTCTTGTGTTGTGAATGGTGCGGTATAAACCTTAGTAGGTGCTTTCCACATAGCCATTTGATCTTCTTCTATAATTTCATTGAAGGCTTCTCTAGCTAATTGTATATTATCATCTGTTGGATCTCCTAGATATTCTTTAACAGCATTAACAGATTTTCTATTTCTAGCCACAGCATCCTTACAAAGTTGTGCTTCAGTCGGTTCTTTAGATTTATCTATAGGTTTAGATGCATCAAGTGCATCATGTTCTACAATACCCATAGCTGTTACCCAAAGATAACGTCTAAGGTAAGTTTGTGTAGCACCTAGATTCTGTATGTCATGGCAACCTTTTAAATTTGCACTAGCCATAGGTGAGGTAAATGTAGCTACTTCACCAGTTTCAGTATCAAATATATCTAGCACAGCCATATCTTGTCCAAACCTAATAACATCACAAAGACCTAATTCATCAAATATTTTATTAACTGTAGGTAAAAAATCACCTAATTCAAAATAATAATAATTAGCAAATTTGTTATGACCAGATTTTTTTAGGTCAATACCTTGTAAAGTTATTCTAGCTTTAGAAATTTTCTTATAAATACTATTGGTCATTTTCTCCCCCTTAAAATGGTAAATCATCTAAATTAACGTGCTTTTTGTTCTGTTCATCTTTATCATCATAGATTAAATCTACAATCTCTTCTACGTGACCTAGAAACTGCATCCTTCCATAACCAAGATACTCTGAAGCATTTTTAAGAGTAGTAATAAGCTCATACTCAATAGAACCTTCAACAAAATCCTCTGGATATTCAACAACCTCTGGTGCATCAATTAAATCTTTACCTTTCATACTCTTCCTCCTCATCACATTTTTGACAAAACCATCCGTTACCATTGCCAGTACCACCGCAAGTAGAACACAAAGAATCAGTAGTATAGCCTTCACCGCAACCTCCGCATGAATAACAAGCCTGCTCTTCTAAATCAGATTTGCAAACATTACAACTTGGAACTAATCTCATATACCCTCCTATAAAAGATTGACTAAAAAACCAAGATAGCCTACATTATATAATAAATCAACTCAGGAGAGAATATGCAAACAAATATAAGTATAGATCAAAATCAAGATTATGAGGATATTATCAGCTATTTTGGTACACCAAAAAAAGTTTCGGAGTATTTTGATATAAGTGTTCAATCTATATATCAATGGAGAGTCGAAGGCGTACCAGAAACAAGGTTGCGTGAGCTTAAACTACTAAAAAAACTTAGGAGTGCCTAATGTCTGCTGAAGATTTAATATCTAAGCTAGGCATGGTAAAAGAAGTAAGACCTAGGAGAAATCACAAAAGATCATGGATTGCACAATGTCCTTCTCATAGTGATTCTAGTCCAAGTTTATATGTTGACGAAGGTGTATCTGGTAATGTTTTAATTAAATGTTGGGCTGGCTGTGGAGCACAAGAAGTTGCAGACAGTGTTGGTGTTTGTATGTCAAGGTTATTTCCTGACACTGATTACCAATGCACAACCAATAGACCAAAAAAAGATTTAGATTATCACGAACTTCATTTGCAAATATCAGAAAACCGCAGAAATAGTGGCAAAAAACAATCAGTAGAAGACAAACAATCAGAATTAGAATCATTTATAGCATTGAGAGGCTCTAATTGAGTGCCAGGGCGACTTTTTGGGCATGGGAGCAAGATGTACCAAGCTCAGAAAAACTTGTCTTATTATGCCTTTCTGACTGTCACAATGGAGACACTGGACAATGCAATCCAAGTGTAAGTTACATTTCAAGAAAAACAAACTTAAACAGAAAAACTGTTTTAAACTCATTAAAATTACTACACGATAAAAATCTTCTAACAAGAACTAAAGTTTCTGGATCATCTAATTTTTATTATCTAAGCATAGGTAGTACCAATATAGGTACTGGTGCAGTACCAAATTCGGTACAAGGGGTAGTACCAAAATTGGGACACAAACCTATAAGTAAACCTAAAAAGAACCTACGCTGGATAAATGCAGATATGGAAGTTGCAGATAAAATCTATAATTTGCTTTTAATGTTAAACCCAAAGCACAAAAAACCAAGCATGGATGGTTGGGCAAATGAGATAAGATTAATGAGGGAGCAAGACCAGCACTCACATAGCGATATTATGGATTTATTTAGATTTGCCAATAGCGATAATTTTTGGAAGTCAAATATTTTAAGTCCAAAAAAACTGAGAGATAAATGGGATGTATTAACTATAAAAAAAGGTGATACAAAACAAGAACCTACGGAGGTGTGGATTTGAATAAAATAGATTTAACAGATACGGAAATATTATCTTTTATAGGTAAACAAGAGAGTCAAGAAATTGGCAGTCTTGATGCTTATACTGATAGATTAGCTCATCAGATAAGTCATGGGCATGGATTAGTGGGTGATATGTTACCTTGGTCAAAGACACATAACGCTGTAAGACTTGGTAAAGGTCAACTATCAGTTTGGTCAGGCATCAATGGTAGTGGTAAAACATTAATGACTACCATGTTAATGGCATCACTGATGGCACAAGGTAAAAAAATAATGATTGCATCTATGGAAATGAAACCAGAAGAAACTTTACATTGGATGTGTTCGCAAGTTGCTGGTTGTAAGCCATCAGAAAGTTTTGCAAAAACTTGGTTAAAAAGATACAAAGACGTTGGTTATATTTATGATTGCCTTGACAAGGTTCCACAAGAAAGAATATTAGGCTTGGTGCATTATGCAGGTAAAGTTTTAAAAGTAGATCATATAGTTATAGATAGTCTAACAATGTGCGGTGTAGGAAGAGAAGATTACAGTCAACAAGCTGAGTTTGTTAATTTACTAAGAGCATCAGCTAAAATGTATGGATTTCACATACATTTGGTTTGTCATATGCGTAAAGGGTCAGATGAAAATGCACAAGTGGGTAAGTTTGATATTCGTGGTGCAGGTGAGATATCCGACCTTGCTGATAAGGTATTTGTAGTTTTTAGAAACAAACAAAGAGAACAACATTTAGCTTACAAGAAAAATGGCATAGCGTACAATGATAAGTTTTTAGACCAACCTGACGTTTGGCTAAAATTGGTTAAAAACAGACAAGACGGCACAGAATTAAATTTTGGTCTATACTTTCACAAAGACAGTATGCAATTTACTTCTTTTGAAAACAGGACAATGGATTTAGAGGGAGAAATGATGATAGTGGATACATGACAACAAGCAGTAGAGCTGGAAAAACTAAAAATAAAGAATGGCGTAGAAATTTTGAAAAAATACATAACGTCATTATGCGACTGTCTCCTCAATTTGGATATGATACATATAGCGAAGTATGGACATCACCAGAAAAAAAATTAATGTTATCTGTTATAGAGTTAGCATTAATAGATAAGCTAAACTGGAACCAAGTTATGAGCAGACAACCCTCCCAAGAAGAAAGAAATCTAATTAATAATTCCATACCATATCTTAAAGGAAATCTTTGGCACGCTGAAATATGCGGTGTTGATAGTGATTATGTTAAAAGAGTTATTAAAGAAGAAGGTTTATGAGTCCATACATAGAGAAAAAGATCATACAGTTAAGAGTTAATACTAATTTAACAGACTATGACATTGCAGATAAACTTAAACTATCAAGATCAACAGTTATTAAGTTTTTGCGATTACAAACAGATTTACCGCCTAGTGATGAAGAACAAGGTTGTGTAAACTGTACGCCAGGATTTTTAGAATATCTTAAAGAAAGAGGTCATAATGTCTGAAAAACCAAAAACATCAGCACAAAGAAATGCGTTTCATCTGTGGTGCGGTCAACTAGCAGAAGAGTTAAATAAATCTGGTTTAGATCAAAAGGTAGTT